GGTAGAGCAGCAGACTTTTAATCTGCGGGTCGATGGTTCGAGCCCATCTGGGGACACACGTGTAAGATAAACTATATAGGAGAAAAATGAAAACAGTAGGAGATAAGTTAGGAACGTTTGCAGTTACTGGTGTAAAGCCAGGAGCCCTAAGCTATGAAGATAGCTCTTTTGAAGTATTAAATCAAGACTCTTTCCCTGGAAAGTGGAAGATTATTGCTTTTTATCCAAAGGATTTTACATTTGTATGCCCAACAGAAATTGTTGCATATGATGCATTAGTAAATGATTTTAATGATAGAGATGCCATTCTTATGACTGGTTCGGTTGATAATGAATTTTGTAAGATTGCATGGCGTAACGCACATGAAGATCTAAAGAAAACTAATTCATGGTCATTTGCAGACACTGGTCATCAGCTTGCTAACGATCTTGGTGTACATCACCCATCTGGAGTTACATATCGTGCAACATTTATTATTGATCCAGAAAATACAATTCAGCATGTAACTGTAAACAATTTAGATGTAGGTAGAAACCCAGACGAAACTCTTCGTGTACTAGATGCATTACAAACTGGTGAGCTATGTGCATGTAACAGATCTTTAGGTGGAGAAACTCTATAATGACATGGGTAGACCAGCTTAAGGATTCTCTTCCAGAATATGCTAAAGACATCAAATTAAATCTTGATGCTGTAATCAATAGATCATCTATTGATGTAGAGCATGCTACGTATATTTCAATAGCAGCAGCATTTGCAACAGGCAATGGCAAGCTGCTTGCCTTTATTACTGCTAATGCAAATGATGAAGTTGAAAAAAATGCTGCCCTTACTGCTGGTGCTATCATGGCACAGAATAACGTTTGGTATCCATTTATTGAAATGGCTGATGACGTAAACTTAAAGGGGCTACCAGCTCAGCTAAGAATGAATGCTATTACTTCTCACGGTGGCACAACCAAAGGTAAGTTTGAAGCTTATTCATTAGCATCGTCTATTGTTGGTAAATGTCATTTTTGTGTTAAAGCACATTATGAAACATTAAAGCAAGAAGGATACACGGTAGAACAACTACGTGACATAGGAAGAATTGCAGCAACAATTAATGCATTAGCAAAGATACTCTCAGCGTGATAAAAAGGCCAGCCTGGATATTTGACGTAGATGGGACCTTAGTTGATGTGGATCCAATACTTCACCACATACTAAATCAAGATAGGTCTAGCGAATCATTTAAGAAAAATTATGATGCTTTTCATAAGGCTTCTATAAGCTGTGATCCACATAAAGATGTAGTTGATATGGTCTGGCAGGTATGTAATGATTTAGATATTATTATAGTTACTGCTAGAAAAGAAAAGTATAGGGCTCTAACTTCTAGATGGCTAAAGAATAACGATGTCCCACATGATGCCTTATTTATGAGACAAGATGATGATCATAGAGAAGACTATGAAGTCAAAAAAGATATTCTTGAGCACATCGAAGTGTATTGGGATGTAAAGCATGCGGTAGATGACAATCCAAGCATTATTAGACTTTGGGAAGAAAATGGGATTACAACTACTAAAATAGGAACATGGGACGGGGTTAAAAGATGATAATTGGTCTATCTGGATATGCTAGATCTGGTAAAGATACAGCTGCAGACAGGTTGGTAGAGCAACACATGTTTACGCGGTACTCCTTTGCTGCACCAATGAAAGAAGCAATGTACAAGCTTAATCCCATAGTTCATTCAGACAGTATAGGTAATTTTAGATATAAAGATTTAGTAGATACCTGTGGTCTAGATGTTGCTAAAGAAAATACTCCAGAAATACGCAGGCTCCTACAAGTATTTGGGACAGAAGTTGGAAGAGATATGTTTGGTATTAACTTTTGGGTTGACCTTGCCTTGAATAGTATTAAAGAAGACAATGCAGTTATAAGTGATGTAAGGTTTAAAAATGAAGCAGACGCAATAAAATCAATTGGTGGGCAAGTCTGGAGAATAAATAGGAATGGCGTAGGCCCAGTAACTAACCATTCTTCTGAATTAGATCTAGATAACTACAACTTTGACTACATAATTGATAATGATTACAGTGTGGTAGACTTAAATAATATAGTGGATATGCTATGGGAGAAAAAGAATGTTTAATTCATTGATTTGTAAGATTAAAAGTCATATGCTTGAAAAGGCAGGCTCATGCCCATTTACTGGTAAAACTTATAATGTATGTACAAGGTGCAATAAAATGGTTGAGGTAACAAATGAATAAGGCAATCAATAAAAAAAATGGAATATGGGAATGGCATAATGTTTTGGATAACCCCAATGAACTAATTGATGGTATTCAAGATGACAAATGGGAGTATTATACCAATAAGGGTGGCGGGGAAACAATAATTGGAAGATCTGTATTTTTACGCAAAGGAGAAGATTTGCATTCAAAAGCGATAAAAGTATTTTTTGACTGTGTGGCAGAATATTCTTCATGCAACGGATTAAATTTTAATGATGAGAATGTAGGACAAGATTGGCTTTTGATTAGAGAGTACAATACTGGATCTAAAATGTCAGCACATAGCGATGCATATAGCTATGTAAAAAAAGATGGCAACCCTGTAAAGCCATCTTTAACCGCTATACTATATATAAATGATGATTATACTGGAGGAGAAATTGATTTTATTCATGATGATTTATGCATAAAGCCAAAAGCTGGTTCAATGGTAGTTTTCCCAAGTGACAAACAGCACGAGGTGTTAGAAATATTAAGTGGAAATAGATACATGACTCAAACTTATATATATGAGCACCCAACTTCTTTTTATGACAAAAACTGATATAATGTATACATGATAGATAACATACCACCTTGCTTTTATTGTCCACTAGAAAGTAAGTACTCAGAGCCAGAGCTACTTACTGGTATTGTAATAGATGTGTGTGAAAAACATTTTCATTTAAAGTACATGGGATAAATTTTGGCATACAGCAGGTTTTTTGACAGCGATATATACATATATCCACATGTCGAAGGGTATATTTATTGTGCAGCCTGCCTACTTTCAGAAGAGTCTGAAACAATTAAGGACGACGAACACCTATTTGTTCACCTTCATGAACATCTTAAGGCGGGTCATGATGTACCAGAGATGCTCTACTATGAAATCATAATGGATGAAGATAGATATACCCCGTTGACAGATTGAACAATAAATAGTATTATATAGATATAAGGCAATTTTGCCATGAAAAAGGAGATTATTATGTCAGTTTATGATTACAGTTTTACAGATAACAATGGCAATATTGTTGAGCTGTCAAAATTTAAAGAGAATACTTTATTATTGGTAAACGTTGCAAGCAATTGCGGATTTACTGTTCAGTACGAAGGACTTCAGGCTCTTAGCAAAAAGCATGAGAATAGAGGGCTTGTAGTGATTGGATTCCCATGCAATCAATTTAATGAACAAGAGCCTGGCACTGATGAAGATATTAAAGATTTTTGCCAAACAAGGTATGGAGTAGACTTCTTAATCTCTACAAAGATTAATGTTAATGGTGAAGATGCACATCCGCTATTTAAATATTTAGTTTCTAAAGCAGAGTTTGATGAAGTTCCATGGAATTTTACTAAATTCATTGTTAATGATGCTGAATTTACAGCAATTTCTCCACATGTTACTCCAGAAGAAATGGAAAACGTAATAGAGTTAGCCTTACAGAAGAATTAAATTGTCTAAAAATGTTATTGGATATGAAGCTTTTAGTAACAACCCCCTCTTGCCAGCTAAAAGCTTTATTCCCGAATGGTACAAGGGCAGCACATCTAAAACTTTAAAAAAATGTGTTCCATTTTTGGATGCCTTTATGTCTGGATATATTATAACTTTGCCAAATGATCTGTATGTTAGCTATGACAATAAAACTCCAGAAATAAAGTTAGAGGATGGCACAATATATAAAGGCTCATATAGAGACGCCCAAAGTGTAAACACAATCCCATTCAATCACTATGATATAGAGTTTGCATGGGATCTTTGTATTGCTATCCATATACCAGCTGGAGCAAGCCTAGTACTTACTCATCCCTTTAACAGATATGATTTGCCATTTACTACTTTAAGTGGAATAATAGATGGAGACTTTACAATAGTCCCACATGGTGCAATACCATTTTATATCCAAAAGGGGTTTGAAGGGTTAATAAAGGCTGGTACTCCAGTAGCTCAACTAATTCCTTTTAATCGTGATTCATGGAAAGCAGAAGTAGAGGCAGGACTTTTTGAAAATTCAAAAAAGAATCGCAGATCAATGCCAAGTGACTGGTACAAAAAAAGCTCGTGGAAAAGGAAAAGCTATGATTAGAAAGAAGAAAGGTATAACTAAATGAATCCGATAAAGATGTCAGATGAGGTTTGGTATTTTGAAGACGCTCTAGAAAATCCTGACGAATTATTACAATACCCTACTAATTGGGAAAAGACACCAAATCATGACGACATGGTAACCGCTAGAATTAACACCAAGGAATACCTTGATGTTACAGATGATGCAATATTTAAGTGTTTAGATGTGTGGTACAAGAATCATTTGCATTTGAATGCAGTAAAATATAAGTTAGCAAAGTCGACCTTTATACACAGCAGGGGCCCAGGCCCAGGCTACGGCCCACATACAGACTTTATGGCACTTCCAGATGGAACTTATGAGCAGGTTAGCGCCACGATACTTGCGTACCTTCATGACCCAGAAGAATTTGAAGGCGGAGAAATATTTTTCCCAGACTATGATGTTACACTTAGACCCAAAAAAGGAAGCGTAATAATATTTGGAAACAAAGTAAGACATGCAGTAACTGATGTTATATCTGGAAGACGATCTATTGCAAGCGTATTCTTAGTTAAAGAGAAATATTTTTATAAAGAAATGTTTGCTGTTGATCCAAATAATCCAACTCCAGAAGAGCTAAGAAGATTTGAATTATTAGTGCCACAATACGAAATGAAAAATGGAAACTCAGACGTATCTAAATTTGCTAATGATCTAGGATAAAAAATGATTAATTGGTTAGTCAATAGGATATTCAGGTGGGACACACTGAGGCATGCAGTATTTGATGAAGTAATGCTATATCAATCCGTAGATAGATCACTATGGGAACATTCAAAATATGGCCCAATGAATCTTACCTGGTCAGAGGGAGACACTTGGTATGGCTGGACCTATAATGAATCTAATAAAAGATATTATTTTGATGATATTGGCAATACATCACTTATGGGTTTATGGGAAGATCAATGGATGAGGGAAGCCGAAGGCCTAGACGATACTAGGGTATAATAGTTATCTAAGAGAAAGAAATACTATGACCGTTTCAATGTGCGATAAATGCTCGATCAAGACTAACAAGGAAGCTTGGGCTAAGTATCCAGAAATGCTTGATTTATGTAAGATGTGTGAGTCATTCCAGATGGCTATAAACAACACTATAGATGAGCAGGCGGAAAAGCTAGGAATAGTAACCAGCGTAACAAAGAGAATGAGGAAGAAAAACAATGGGCATACTAGATAACCTTGAGGCATACATAGACTTAGATCTATTAGGCAATCTTGATATGAGAGAAGATATAGATATATTTGAGACCCAGAAGGATTTTGAGTAATGTATTGGTCATATATCCTAGCAGTCATTGGAGTCACAGGCATATTCTTTGTTGGTCGAAAGACAATATGGGGATGGCATATCCTATTGGTTAATGAGGCTTTGTGGATTACGTATGCAATTATAACAAAACAATATGGGTTTATATTATCAGCAATAGCATATGCAGCAGTTTATGTTAGGTCTTACATACATTGGTCTAAGGAGCCAGTAAATGAGATCCACCTTGGATAAGTTTAAGATTGTAGAGACATTCAATTCTTCTGTAATGCATATTTCAAACTGTTTAGAAGATCCAGAAAAAATTGTATCTGGGCTAGAATTTAAAACTTGGAAAGAGATGCTTAACAAAGATGGCGTAACTGGACATTTTTGTTTTTTTAAAGAGCCAGACGTAGAGTATACTCAAATACTTGATGCCATGCTTCAGGCAGCAAAAATATTTTTATTGAATACTGGCAGGGATATTGCAGATTACGAAAAAAGGTATGATTCTCACAGAGTAGTTAAGTGGGAACAAAAAGGTAGGTATTTAGTTCAACATGTGGACAGATGGTCAACTGGAGGAGATCAAATAACTCCAGACATAAGCCTAAGCATGTATTTAACTGATGACTATGAAGGCGGCGGCTTGAACTTTAGCTTGCTTGATAAAACAATTAGACCATTAGCTGGAGACATTGTGGCATTTGACCATCACCAGCTGCATGGTACTGAGCCTTATTTAGGCGGAAGAAGAATTACAATACAGTTTTATTTATTTAAGAAAGAAAAGGGAGAGACTAATGACAAAGAAGAAGATAAAGCTTCCGCTTAAATGGTGGAAGAATCCAATTACATACGTAAAGTTTCATAGATCAATGAAGAAGCTAAAAAAGGCTCTATAAGCCTTTTCAGGTTCCTATAATGGTCGTAGAGCGGTTTCCGAAACCGACAATGAAGGTCCGATTCCTTCACCTGAAGCATGAGTAAGCACTGGGAGGATAAGTCCCAATGGATCACACACTGTCCCATATGCTTTTGTGCGGTCACACACCAGCTATATGACTTTCATATGCAATATCATGAAAACCAGGCGGGCAAAGAGGCTATTGACTAGCCCACCAACATATAGTACAATAAATATATGAAATCATCTAGAGACAAGTCAATGCTTAATACATCAAAGGCGAAGCCTTCTGGCGTTGATCTTCCTAAAGAAGCTATGGATATACTAAAAAGATTGCAGGCTGCAAAGGTTTACGGCAGTAAAAGAAAGTACAACAAAGTATTACAAGATCTTGCAGATTCATATCCTGAGATGGCATCAGATATATTTAAGCTAAAGGTATGGGAGTAAAATGAGCCTAGATGAGATTACACTAAGAGAAGAGATTGCAAGGGCTATAGAGGCCATAGAGATCGAAGAGTCAGTAACCAATGCCATAGGCATGCGTATGCTGGCTGCTAAGATAGCTAGAAATAACTAATATAGCCTATATAGGCCCCATTTAGTGAAGCGAAAAAGTGAAGCGGAAAATGAGAGAGGGTTTAGTCAACTACGTTGACATAAATGCTATAATACTATAATGGATAAACTTAACTCATCATATGGCAAGTACATGAAAAAGGTAATGATAGCAGACTTGATCAAAGAGTCTGAGATTCCAGTACCTGGAGATCCAGAGGATGCTGGGATAGAGAACGTAATAGACCTATCTCCTATTGGTATAGCCACATACGAGCATAACCCTGAACATGACGTTTACATCGTCACACTTAAGCTCGAAAAGGGCGGGGAATCAATACAATACGTATTAGACCCCCAAGGACTAAAGGATCTAATAGAGTTAGGCAAGAAGTATTTCTATCAAGAGATGGAATCTAATACCTTTGATATGAGATCAATACTCTAATAGGCACAGTATAGACCAAGGATAAGCTGTAGAAAATTACAGCAAATGGTCTCTAACTCCTATATCCCCCTCCCGTTTTCCTTGTCTCATATAGCCCTTAGAAGGCTTATATAGTGGAGTAAAGTGGAGCATAGTGGAGAATATATACTATAGATTCTATATCATATACTATAGTTATATCTATTTAAACAATACTATGTAATTGAGCATATCATAATCATAACCGTAATGTCAATAGGGGCATATGGACTTATATGAGACATAGCGCATATTCCAGCGATATTGTCAATAGCCCCGTAAATGGCATATTTGGCCCACATTGTCAACATAATTTGTATAACAATTGTATATAAATTCTGACAGATTCTGGGTATATTATGCCTAATTCATTATATGTTTTATTAGATAATATATTCATTTTATTATATTCTCCTGAATATTCCAGGGATTTTTTTAGCTTGGTCGTAAACGAATAATTTTGCCCACATGCCCATACATAAAAAGATATCCACAGGACCTGTGTAGATCCTATGGATATCTTGGGCTATATATTTAATCTATCCTATGTTGTAATAGGTTCAAAGTTAGCAATGTAATCATTTAGTCTATCTGCCATCATTAGGGCTTCTGATGTTACTCCTTCTTCCCAAGCATTATCAAATTGTCCCGCCGTTTGTTTGATAATTTCGACACATAGTTCCATTACCTTTGATTGAGTATAATACCCACAACCATTTACGAGTTCCCGTGCCATGATAGTTGGATTAAACCAATGACTATCCATAGCCTCCAGTACTTTTTCTGCTGCTTTGGTTTCGATTGATGATGTTTTTGCCATGTCCGCCTCTCGCCTAACTATTGATTATACCAAAAATAAGAGAGGAGGTCAAGGACCAACGAGCCCCGACCTCCACCCTGGTTTTACTTAGCCTTCTTGGCTGGTGTTTCTGCAGTAAATGTAACGCCCTTGGCTACCGCCTCCGCTAGAGCTACCTTTGCTGCGCCTGAGAAGCGACCACGTACGCCGACTGTGATGCCCTGTGCCTTTAGATATTCACGCTTTGTTGCCATTTGTTGATCTCCTTTCAAGAGATATAGTTTGATTTAATTATAGCAACTTTCCACGGATTTGTAAATAGTTGCCGTAAGACATTTTTTCTGCCCTTATGAAACTTGTTCTATCTTATCTTTAATTAATCTAGAGATTATATTATGTGCTTCAATGTTCTCAGTTTCGCTGCCACCCCACAAAAGCTTTTGGGCTTTGTTTAACTGATCATTAATATAGTCATCACTCATCTTCATCTTCGTCCTCCTCTTCCTCAAACATTGTGTCCACAATGTAGTCCCTGCTCAACATCCAGTCTTGTACTTCTTCGTGGTGCTGTTCGGCACCGTATTCCAAGGAGAAGCCTTGGCCAGCCTCTACAGCCTCGCAGAGGTGGTCCCACATCTGGTCCTTGGTTACCTTGGCCTTGTAGGTCTCATCCTCTAGAATGTTGCCAATTGTTGACCATGTCCATAGCCATACCATAGAGAGACCTAGGTCGGTAGTATCTAGAATCTCTAGACATTTGTTTAGTTTATCTTTATCGTCAGACTTCAATTTGTTCTCCAATCGCAAATGATAGTTGGTATGTTAGTTCATATAGAGCAACCAAGGTGTCTAGTCGTCCTTCACATTCTGTACGGACCATAGAATCCATTGCTTCTTCGGAGCGCTCCTCTTGTTCTAATGCGTCTGCTAGGTCCTGCTCAGCAATTAACATTAGATTCTTTAGTTCTCCGTGTATGATGTCAAGACCTGATACACGTGCATTAACCATGCGTTGCAAATGGGGCGGGAGCCCAATGTCTTCTTTATTCATTGATATACCTTTCGTTAGAGTTATTCATTATATCATCTGCCACTGACAAAATATGTTCCATGGTATCAATTGCACCTGTGTAATATGCATCTGATTCAAAATACTCATCTTCATTTAAAGGTATGTTATTTCTAGCATCCTCTAAATCTTGTTCTAAACTAATCTTATGTATCTTCATGTATTCCAGGAAATGTGATGACTTAGTCAAAATAGCCCTCCGCCCAAAGCCCCTGGAGAAAACTAACTGTCATCTCCAAATTAGTTCTAAGTTCTGTCTTGTCCATTAAATCGGACGGGGATCGAAGATAGAATAACTTAGCATCATGTACTGAGTTAATCATAGTATCTAAATCCTTTTTCTCATAACCTAGCATTCAATTGCCTCCATATATTTAATCATAGTATTAAGTGTTATATGAATGTGACAGTCACAATCATCTGATGTATCTCTGTCGTCAAAATGGATTAAGTTGTCATCGTACATATAATCAATTAGTTCTTGGCTGGTAATCATAGGAGAAATTCATCTCCTTCAATATAACCATAGTATTCATTGTATGATTGTTTTAAGGTATCAGGAGCAAATTGCATAAATCTATATTCAGCATATGCTTCACCCTCATCTAAGTTAGATTGATTCCAATCTTCAAATAGTGCTTGCTCAATATCTACTTGAATTGCTCCAAGGATATGTTCTCCTACTGTATCTGTAAATGCTTCCATTATGCTTCCGCCTTTCTATATTCGGGTACTTTAGTTTCTAAGTATATCTTATGGGTCTGACAAATTGCGACAGCATCTAGGTCAGCCTCTCCTAGCCAATTGCAGTTGCCACAAATCTGACCACATTCATTGTCGCAGTATTCCATTTGGTCAGTTGCATCACAATCACGGCACATAGTATCGTATTCTGATTCTGAGATAACTTCTCCACGAAGGAATTCACATTCCCCACCCCAACCTGTTTCTTCTTCATATGATAAAGTAAAGAGTAGATTAGGATACTGTGCAGATAGTTTTTGGAGAGCAGGCATTGGTCGTGACCATGCAGTATTAAAGTTATAATGAACTACATAGTTCTCGCCATTCTCGGCTTCTTCCATAGTAGTATCAGGATACTTATCATCCTCAGATACGGCTACATCCCATTTTGTGCCCCACTCACGGACATTGAAGTTATACCAATCATTAGTATCAAACTTAAACCAATCCTTTTCGGTAGAACGAGGCGGTTGAGAATGATAGGTCTCATCAGTAATACCAGCATCTCTATAGTTATAGATATTATGAAAAGCAAAGATAGGATTAACATATTTAGTCTGCTTAACATCATATGACAAATCACCTACTGCAGTAATAGAATAAATAAATGGCTTATTCATCTGCTTGATTAGAGATTTAACTTGCTCAGGATTTCCCTCGATAGTCAAACCATTAAATACCCAATTTGGCATTTTATATCCTTTCGTTGATATGTTCCAATTATAGACTAGACCACTGACAAATGGAATACCTTTTGGGTGTGAGTCACACCACATTTTGTATGCATGTGGTCAAGATCACAGAATTCCAGGCGATTTCATATTGACACCGTAAAAGAAATATATTACCCTTAGTCTTTTGCGGGCCATGCAAAAACCCCAGCTGTAGGGGCTTATTCCATAACTGGGGCTTTACATAGGCTGCTAGAGGTTCACCAACGAAAGTAAAAGAACTCTGCTTTATTTAACCCCTGGCCATTAATGACTATAGGGGCACCCTTAGATTAATTATGCATTAACCCTTGAGTACTTATTAATAAATGAATCCAATGTCATTGTGAACATGGGCTCGTCTTGCATTCCACGTACCTTATATTCTGTCGACTCGGACCAAGGCGCCTCTTCGTGCAGTGAAAACGTTTGTGTATTCCAGTCAATCAAAGGAATCTTGTGCTCGTTGTCTAGGATGTTATTAACAGATAATCCCCATCCAGTTGTATCTTGCCACTGCTCTCCAACTAAATGCGAAACCGCAATGCGGGTAGCATATGATTCATCTCCCCACCTAGAACGTGCTGCTTCAACAGCATCTGCTAAGCGCTCTAACATACCGTGTCCAGCCCAATGTCCGTATAGCACAATTGTTTCTCCATTGGATTGTTTAAATCCGAAGTTTGCTCTATCTCCCATTTTATTCCGCCATTTCTACTAGTTGAGGTACTTCTTCTGTTTTGTTTAATTCTATCACTTCGTAAGCGATTTTGTCAAGACTAGGCTTGAATTTGTTAAAGTGGTGGCCGCAGAAAGCAAGCTCTCCACTAACCATCTTAACAAGATACATTGCAGGTACTACTGAGTTACACTTATCGCATCCAACCCATTCGCTCATATTGTTCCGCCTTCAATCATGTCAGATAGTCGATCAAGAATCCATGTATCGATATCAGTGATATCAATCTCTGCTAGTTTTTCTATAATCTCTTCACGAGCAAATTTGTACCCGTCTTGAAATCCATCTTTATAGTCTGACATTATTTCTCCTAGTATCCTGTAACTTTACTATCGCTTACATAAGATTCGATTAAGTTATACTTATCACGAAGCCTACTTACTTTCTCAATACTACCAGTTCCGATGTTGAATGTCAATGCTGACATTGCTTCAGGGTCCAGTCCAGTTATCTCTGCATCCCAATAGGCCCTCTCCATAGAGAGCCTATCGGGAGCGGTAAGTTCAAAATACATTAGCCCTCAATTCTATCTACAGATGATGATAGCCAACTAATACCGTCTGAGTCATAAGACACAGTGTCAAAATCAATATCATGAATTAGATTGTGTGCACTCTCTTCATCACGAGCATTAACTGTAATTGAATATAGAACTGTTACTTCTAGTTCAAACTCATTTGTTAGTTCAAATCCACAGATGCCAGCAATTTCTTCTGCTTGAAATTCTGTAAGAGATTCGTCATCAAGGCCTTCGAGTGTGAATACCTTCATGTCATCACGCAATTTGCTTAGAGTTCCTGCAGTTGCATAATCACGCTGAGTTATACGCTGGATGTGCTCTTCTAACTGCGTAATGCGGGCTTTGTTATCTACTAACTGTGACTCAAGGAATTCTCGTGTCATGTAGTGATTATCTGTAGTTGTTTCCATTTTTACCTCTTCCGTTGTTGTTGGTGTAATTGTAGCATGCTCGACTGACAATAAGGTGGTCTTACGTCCGCAAGGGCATGTGAGTTCTGTCACACCTGAAGGAAAACCAAATCCATCAGATGATGTTAATTGAATTAAAGAATCGCATTCATCTGGGTCACAGACAAATGTATATACGCTTGATACTAGTTCGTTGGTCATGTAGAGAATTATACAGGGTCCCACTGACATTTGTCTATAGATTCCAGGGACTTTTTATGTGATCCGTAACACAAAATTTTGTCCCTAAGTACTGCGGGAATTTTGCGATCCATAACGGACTTGAACCGTCGGCCTCTACCGTGACAGGGTAGCGCTCTAACCAACTGAGCTAATGGACCTAGAAAAAATTGTGAGCAGTTTTTATTCATGCTCAGGAATTTATTTATTAAAACGCAGAAATTAATTTCTTAATTTTATTTTTTTCTGCGGTGAGAATTGGGTCAAACCCTGATGCACCAGCCATAAGTGTTTCAGAATTTCCGCGACCTGAACGATAGTAGTCAAGGCGTTCAGTTAGTGCATTGAATGCACCCCACTTAGTTCCCTTGATGTTAGCGTTAGTTGGTGAGTTGTGATAAAGATTGTCAAGAAGCACAACCTTATTCTCCCACTTAGTTAGCGCAACCTTAGCAGAATCTTTATCTGGCTTAGGATAAATTGTCTGAATCAACTTAGAAAATTCAGCATCAGTAATTGATTGAGAATAAAGAGCCTGAGCCTCTTTCTCAAATTCATCAAAGTATCCAAGAGCAAGACCAAGAGTCTCGCGGGCTACCTGAATGCGACCTTCAACAGATTGCGTGTGACGAATCTTGAAAGATTGCTTAGCATTCTTCATTGCTAGGTTTAGTGTATTTTGGCAAACTACACGAACAGGAGTAACCGCAGCCTGAACAGCAACAGACCCGTCATGAGATGTCCATACGATTAGATATAACTTGGTTGCATCATTTGCGCCTTGTGGGTCAAGCACCATTGTGCGAGGAATATCCACAGTACCGAAAACAACCTTACCGCTACGAAGCGAGCCAGCAGATTCCCAACGGCAATCGGCATTGGCATCATGAATTGCATCAGCGAATGCAAACAATTCTTCATTCTGCACAGGCTTGTAACGCTTACCAACAGTAGCAAGAACATCAGTTCCGCTATTGAATGGGTTGTCACGAATAACTAATTGAGCATTAGATACATCATTCCATGTATCTGAGATATGGTCGGTCAATGGAGATAGACGGACATTCCAGTTAGATAGTTTTGCCTCATCTAACATCATTTGAGTAGTAACATCTTCATCTTGTGTGAAGATACGATTAGCAAGATTATGCCATGCAGGTGCGCCACGCAATGCAAAAGCAACTTCGCCGTTTTCAGTTTCTAGATTATGAGCCATTATTTTTTACCTTTCGTTTGATTAGTTGTAAGTATAACAGATGCCACTGACATTGTCTAGGATTAGTTACTATATGTCCGAATTGATCCATGTGATTAATCTCACAAAATTCCTGGCGTTTTCCACAGGCCCTCTTAAACCTGTGGATAACCCCGCACATTATTGCGGGCCAAGCTTGGGCGGGGCAGAATTAGCTGCCCCACCTTTTACTTAGATAAGGACTTTACGTAGTTTACTGTTTCCATTGGAAAGAACGCTGCTGATGTTTTCTTTTTATTTTTTTGATCATAAACAAAAGCCTTAACATTTCCATCAAATCTTTTTAAGTTTGAGAAAACTAATTCCTTTAGGCTCTCATTGTCATAGCCTTCTTCAGAATAAATTGTTAAATCGTTTTGCTTTACTTCATCATACATTTCTATCTTGAATCGCATTGTATTGCCTTTGTTAGTAGTTGTCCCCGAAGGGAGAGCAGTTTGGCGACATACTCAGGTCGTTGGATTATTTAGAGATAACGAGCAATAGCGTTGTATGTGCTAGTGCTAACTGTTTCCTCATCTGTCATCTTGAGAATACGAATAGCGTTCTCAAGTTCCTCTTTCATCTCATTGTATGAGTGGCGGTGTAGAACTTCGTAGTCCTTCTCAGGCTCTTTAGGAAAGTCTGACTCATTAACTGTTAAATCAAAATCAACATTTAGAGTCTTGTTCCATGAGCGATAGTTTGTGCGGAAGTTTTCTGCCTTAGCAAAATTAGTCATAGCAAACTTTCCTACTTCTTTGCGCCACTTTTCCATAGCCTTTTCATGCTTTGCTTCGTTGGCTTCCTGTGATGCGTAGTCTGCTTGTAACTTTGTAAGACGAGTTTCTAGTGCCTTGATTACCTTTGGTGTTGCGATTTTAACTGAGATTGCTTTCTGTCGTGCCATTTATTTTCTCTCTTTCGTTGGTTGGTTGATTATTATAGCAGATGCTACTGACATTATTAAATTGTGTGAGTAGTTTTAAGACATACTCAGGTCTTGGCTTAGCACCCTTTTATGGTGTGTGCCTCCGCTTTATGCGCCCGCTAAGGTGCTTGCTGATACTGTTGTCCAGCGAGTTTCCTTTGTTGGCATTTCTAATAGCACACGCACCGAGCCAGATGCCTGTGGGTGGATTTCTTTAATCACACCTGTTTTCTTTGACTTTAGTGTGGTGAATAAATCGCCAACCTGATACAACTTATCTTGTATTGTCATTTATTGCCTCTTTTCTTTGTAGGGTAGTATTGTAGCATTGGGGGCTGACATTTATCAACCCCCATCTCATTATTTGAGAAAGTTATTGTGTGACCTTAGTCACTTTCAGGTAGCCAAAAGTGTAAGTGGTGAGCCTCGATGATCGCCCATACTGGCGCACATGTTTCACCCTTGTAAGAAATACCATCAGGCATTTCAATAGTTTCGTCCCACATTTCATCATAAGCAAAGTCTATTGCTTGAATACATACTGGCACCATAGAAAGTGGAACGGGTGGGTAATGATTACCCTGTAAGTGATAGGCTAATTGTGTTTCTAAATCTAACACACTGTCCTGAATACCTAATGCTGTTACGCTTCCCATTAGTTAGCCACCTTTAGAATTGCGTAAGTGCCATTTTCATTTATTTCATCAAGGATTGGTTGTAAGCGAGAGCCTACTAAATCCTTTAGCATACCTTCAAGCATTTCAATACGCATTGACTCATCAAGTGCCATTACCTGTGCAGTTACTGGGTGGCCTTCTGCAAACTCAGTTACAAACTTTAGGTTGTGTTCTATTTTCATTTATTGCCTTTCGTTGTTGGATAAGAGAATTATAGCATAGGCCACCGACATTACCTAATCCATTTGCCCATAAGCCTTGTGATAAATCTCACATAATTCCAGGGGGTTGTGGATAACTCCCTTAAACCTGTGGAAAACCCCGCAACATTGCGGGCCAGCTTGACATTGTCAAGCCGAAACGCTTTTATAAATTAGAAAAAATATAATAAACAAGAGCAAAAGGCAAGAGGGCCAATCCGATAGCAACTACTCCACCAAGTGCACCAATTAGATCATAGATCATTTTTACCCTTGTGTTTTATTTTACGTGTGTATTTTTTTTTATTACGAACAGGTTGCGCCGCATTACTGCGGCGCAATTCCTGAATTCGTTTTACTTTATCTCGAAGTGAATTTTGGAACATTGTATCCACTCGCTTCGTGAAATCGTGTTACATCAAATCGCTCATTATCTTTTGCGAACATCTCCGCAAAATCATTTACCATTTTAGAAAATAAAGCAGGGTGCGTTTTATCGCTTGCATACTTTAGAATTTCTGCGGTTGCTACATAGTCTTTACGAGTCATCATTTAATTACGACCTTTCGTCCTGCACGATAAAAAACTTTTGTGTGGCATTTGCCTGCTGGCGTGTATAGATTTACAGTTGAGTATTCATCTGCAAAACCCCAATCGGTAAATAAGAAAAAGTTTTCCCATGCCCCGTATTCGTTTTCGTATTCTGCTGACCAATGCGGAGCATTTCCGTCATAAGCGCAAGTTATTTTATACATTAGTTTCCCTTTCGTTTGTTTGTTTGGTAATTATAGCACCTGCCACCGACAAATTATTCGGCTTCGGGGGTATAGAATAAGGCTCCCTCATTAAGTAGCCCAACCTCAATAGTAAATAGTTCATCTGGGGTGGCTTCGGATAAATCTACCCAACCCGCCCCGTCTTGATCCATTCTAAAAATCTCAATGTATCCCATTAGTGTTGTTCCTCGCAATCCTTATCGTAGTCAAATCCGCAAAAGTAGCAACCCATAAATTCTAGGTGTTCGATACAGTAATACTTAAATTGACTTTCATCACAACAAAAATGTTGCTCGTCTGCGATTTCATAGAAATCAGTTTTGTCGATTATGTTTAGCATAGTTTTCCTTTCGTTAAAAAAATTGGTGAGAGTTCTTACTTACGACATTGGGCGAGAACACTCTCTAAACTGCCCCTGTTTCGATTTTATTTAATCGGAAGTTTTTACCGCTAAATAGCGGTAAGTATCTTTTAGATTTAGTGGTGCAGAATAAATTGGGCGTACCTGCACTTTGTAAGTATCTGCATTTGCATACCAGACACTATCATTTTTTTCTGCTGAGATAATTTCTCCAGTAATAGAATTTGAGCGATACATTTTCCCTACAAGTAGGCTTTCGATTGTGTAGACATTTGCGGACATTAGTTGCCTTCTTTCGTTGTTGTTATAAGAGTATTGTACCAGAACGCACCGACATAATCTAATTACTAGCCAGTAATTCCAAATAATGAGACGCTCAACCAATGTGATAAATCTCACAAATTTCAGGGGATTTTATAACGACTTCATAACGACACGCCCGACCCCGTGCATATGTGCGGGGCGCATCGCCTTTGTCAAGACGACACGCCGCTATCTATTGATAATCTTTTAGAATTTCTTCTAATTGATTTATTTGTTCATCGCTAAGATGATCTAATTGAATTGCTTTTTCAAATCCGAATAAATCGCTCATTCGTTTTCCATTTCTGCCAAATAATCTTCATGCTCTGCTAAACCAATTGCAAATGCTATTGGGTCACAACATTCTAAAATTTCGGCGGGGGTAAAAGTAGAGTATCCAATCTTTACACTAGGATAAACATCATTAAGTAAATCTATAAAGCTTTCTTTTGTTTCTATGTCTTTTTCTAATTGTGATTTCATTAGTTAGCCTCCTCTAAAAATAAAGCGTACATTGGTGAACATGTTAAGCAAATCGGATACTCAAAACGGAAATCGAAAAAATCATCTTCCATGTTTACTGAGCATTCCTCGCAATAAGTTAAATCTTTCATTGTTAAGCCTCCAATTGCTTATAGTCGATTACATGAAAGTCTAATTGTCTCTCAAGGGGCATAGCCTTTAGCCATGAGTAGGCAGACTCAAAATCATCTGCCTCTACATCTACAAATAACTCAAAATTAAAAATAGCCATGTTACCAACACTCCTCACATGTAAATTTGGTAAAGTCTGCATCTTTTGCAAAAATCTCTAAATAGTTATTTGCACAAATTGTGCAAGCAAGTAAATAAGTATTTGCCTTGCGGTACATGTAAGGCTGAGCAATAGACAAGGCTCTATTCTCCAAAACCTCTGAGGCTATTAGTATGGTCAAGGTATGACCCCTTTCGTTGTTGTTATAGTGGAATTGTAGCATGGGGGTACGACATTTCTCTACCTACTAGCGAGTAAGTCCAAGATGTGAGACGCTCAGCCTATGTGATACTAGTCACACGCAAATGTCCGATTTGTCCGTCAAATCGACACGCCGTAGAATTTCAGGGGATTTTATAACATGTTCATAACGACACGCCCGACCCCGTGCTTTTGCGGGCCAGCTTGACTATGTCAAGCCGACACGCCGTAGCGCTAGTGTGATTCTTGCCACAATTCACGCATCTCTGCCATGAAATCATGATAGACGATCCTCGCCATGTATAGGGCGGGGATAGCGATAGATAGTTGCACTAGTGTAGTTAGTAAGCGATTCATTTAGTCATCCAATCATCATCATTGTTAAAGCCGATAGGGGCTACTTGCTTATTACTCTTTATCTTATTGTATACCTTAGCACCGACAAGAATAACGGCGGTCAAGATAATAAAAGCCCATGATAGCGATACATAGAGAAAGTCCCCTAGGTCAATCATTAAGCCGTAGTCATTTAGTTCGATAGTCATGCGGTCACCTTGATGTCCATTACATTAGCGGTAAACTTTTTACCCTTGCCTAATTCGCTATTGTTTAGCGATTGTATTAAGTGGTCAATAGCATTTACATCATGAGCAATGTTATCGATTGAGATTAGTTTAGAGCCTTGCCAAATTGAGTATTTGATAGTCATTATTAGTTCTCCCATGTTAGTGCGAATAGTTGTGCTAGTTGTTCAGAATCTTCATCATAGAATTCATCTAGTGGAGGTTGTTCCTCATCTACCTCATCAAGGTAAGTGTATTGGTCTGCGACATCCTCTTGGATAGTATCCCACTTAGACACGCTATTAGTTTGGTATGAGTATGCGTACATTATTTAACCTCTTTCGTTAGTACGGATAGGGCTTGTGCAAGGCTTTCCTTGCGTTGCGCCTCAATAAGCGCCTTGTATTCTTCTAGAGTCATGTTACGACCTTTCGTTGTTGTTATGTTGTAAGTGTAGCGTATAGAGCAGACAAATTGGGGAGGTTGCTAGGGTGTGTCGTGTGATTTACCTCACACAACAAGCGCAATAGGTAGGGAGAGAGAATAAGTGCTTAAGTAGCGCCTTACGCTCAGCAGTAGTCAATTCGGGGTGATTAGATTTCACGCCCCCGTGTTGGTATTCATAGACGATTGAGTCTAGTGTGTTTTGAGTGAGCATTTATTTGCCCCTTTCGTTTGTTGTTATACCTTAAGCATAGCATGGGGGACCGACATTTATGCCCGTTTCTCGGGCGTGTCGTCAAAAAACTTTTGTGAGGTCAATCACATTCACGCTTAAGCCCTTAAACCTATGTGCGGACTATGCAGACAAAACGGACATTTTAAATACGTGTATCATACATATTAAAAATTTATTAACATTTTATGAAATCTAAAATAGCAGTGAACTAGGATTTATATTAATGGACCACAAAACCTATTAAAATACAAATGCTATAATTAAGATATGAGCCTAACACCAGTTATAATAAATTCTCCTCCTGGATCAGGCGGGATATTTGCAAGAGAGTTAATAAGAAACAATTTAAAAGCAGAAGTGATTTGGCCACTACATCAGCTTGATGGGTTTAAAGAAGACTCTATTAACATATGCATAATAAGAAATCCATACGAATGCTTAGCATCAGGATTAGAGGCTGGATTTAGAGATAAAGATAGTAGAACTCAGGAAGAGCTTGATTGGTATGATCGAGATCCATATAATGCAACGCTAACAGTTTTGCCATTCACCTTAAAAATTTACAATGACTTTTTAGATGCTTGTGAAAATCTTGAATATGTTACTGCAATTAGTTTTGAATTTTTAACAGAAAATCCAGAAAAATTTTTAAAATATATTTCTGAAAAATTTAAAATTGATTTTAGACCTGAGCAAGAAAGGGTTTCTGCAGAAGATACTAAATTAATGATAGCAAGTAATGAAAGTCATGGGACTAGAGTTCCACGTGAAACAACTGAAATGCGAAAAATAATGGATCCTGTAGTTAGTGAATATTCTGAAGTTAAAGATGCTTATGATAGGCACCTTATACTAAAAAATACTATCCAGTTGACTGAAAATATGTTATAATCATATTATGAAATGTGATTTCTGTGAAAACCCAAAGTATGTTGAGCGTATCAACTCTAAAGGCATACTTGAAAACTTTTGCACGAACTGCATTGAAAAATTAGTAGCAAGCCGAATACGCTAGTCCCTAGGGGATATAGCTTAATCTGGTTAAAGCACTTGTCTTATATACAATAGATTCTGGGTTCAAATCCCAGTATCCCTACAATGGAGTTATATATGAAAAACATCTATATGCTTAGTGATTGTCACTTATCTAGAGCCATAGAGCACTACTATCCAGAAAAGCATGATGTCACATTTATTCCTTGGCCTAAAGCTGGACTTAAGATGCATGCATTCAGTATTGAAAAAATGCGGGAAGAAAAAGAAATGTCATCTGGAGTTGAATTTACAAGAACTGTTAATCATTTGCCACAACCAATATCAATTGTTAAAGATGATGGCATATTAGCTTTATGGATGGGATATGTAGATACTAGAACTTTCTTGCCTAGATATCAAAATGCAGATGTTACAGTAAAAAACTTTATCGACAATATTAAATTAAACTTTCCTAATTCTCGTGTTGTGATTATAGAGCCATTACCTCAGTTTACTGAGATGCTGCTAAAGCATGAAGGAATTAGTCCTTACTACACACATGAGCAGAGGATAGATCAGAATAGAGAGTTCTTGGCTGCATTACACAAGTATTCAAGTGAAGCGGGATTCGAAATAATTATTACTCAGCAGGATATACTAGATGCATTAGGAGTTCCTGAACTAACTCCATCTATGACACATACAGATGCTCCTCATCCAGTAGATGGATTAAAGCCTGAGTACATGGAAAAGATCTGGAAGCTATTCTCAGATAAACTTAGTATAATTGCAGTTGACTAGGATATATATGAAGAAGATTTACGCAGGGATATTCCTAATTGCGACAGCAATCCTTACAGGAGCTATGTTGTCTTCATTTTTAAAATGGGCGGGGGATAAAGAGATCTTTGATTTCGATGACGAATATGACCTATAAGAAATGGAAAGTATATATCTATCTAATTAGATTCTCTATGACTCTTATCAGTCTAGTTATCGTCCTACTTGCTACTGGGAAAATTTAGAGTAATTACGTAAAGGGCTTTTTTGGCCCCTTCCCGCCCTTGGGTAGGCAAAGAGTCCAGAAATGGCTTAGAGAGCCTCTAGAGGCTTTATGAAGGGTATTTCAGATAATATGTTCCACGTGAAACCATATATTACAGTTGACTAGAATGTTCTTCTCTCGCGGCGCACTTTTTTCGCACTATATAGCGATTAGTGTTCTTTAAATTCTCCCATAAATGCATCAGAAAGTTTTTCGCCTTCTAATCCAGAAGCCTGATATTTTTTAATCAGCTCTCTTGTAAATTGTGGGTTTTCTTTTAAAGGTTGCATCCACTTACCAATAAATTGCATAAATGTAATGTCGTCTTTATCTTTAATCTGCTCATAATATTCTGGAGTCTTGTAGTTATAAAATGTTCCAGGATTATCTTCTGCTTTTAGCACAAAGTTTGAGAACGCATATCTTCTTCCAGAAGAAACTGGCTCAACTCCATGTGCATGTGTGTTAAAAGCTCCATGAATAACAAGGTCGCCTCTTTCTGGCTTTATTCTTAACTGATCTTCTTGCTTAACTGCATCTTGTCTAATTCCGTCTTTGTCTATGTTTACATAGAATATTTCTCCGCCTTCAAAATCGCCAAAGTATGCTACTAGGCCAAAATCAAGCTCGCAGCAAGTCTTCCATACGTCAACTTGTGACAGTCTGTGGCACTCGCCTTTTCCAGGAGAGTCTGAGTGAGTAAACATTCCCTCATTCATTTCTGGAGTGATAATTAATACGTTTCCTTGTGGGTGCATGACATACTCTGGATACAAAAGCTCGCTTGCTTTTTCCCAAAGCGGGTGAATAGATTGAAGAGGTGGGCTTATTTTATTAGAGTACCAGCTTATAAGCGTATCCATGTATTCTTGATCACATTTGTAGTCTTTAAGTTCTTCTTCAACCGTCTTACACTCTTCGTCAGTAAAAAATCCTTTAAATATAAAAACTCCGCTTTGGGTGCCATATTCATCTAAAAAGAATGAAGCCTTGATGCAATCTTCTCTATCGTAGAACATTATTTTCTTACCACCTTTTTTATAATTTTTTCAAACAAGGATTCTTGCTTGTGATGATCTTTAATGCTACATGCGCCATCGCAGTTATGATTAAACTGTGGGCTAGCCATAAACTTAGCAAAATGATGAGCCATAGTAATTATATTATAGCATGCAAAACCCCTACAGAGGCGGATCCGTAGGGGTTATGTGCATCTTCATGCATACGTCAGGATTGACTCAACTGACGTAATTATATGATAGTATATATATTATTAAAAATCAATACTTAAAATATATTTTTTTCAAACATTTTTTCTACAACTTGGGCCAACAAAAACTTAATAGATACAGAATATTCTATGTTTTTGGCGTCTGCCTCTTCTGCTGACATACCACTATTTATCATAGCTTCTTTATTAGCACTTTCAAACTCAGTTATCATAAAATTTAACAACTCTTCTTTATTCATTTTCTTCTCCTGGGTTAAAAGATGGGACTGGTCCTAATAGGTATCCCGCATCATGATATTCAATTATTTTTTCTACATCTTTGGGATCCGCTACTTTACTAGCTATCAAACTAAGCAAATCATATATTCGGTGAAGCATTATGTAAGTAACCATTGGTAGGCTATCTTCTAGGTTACTGGTTTCTGCCTTCTGGTCTTCCTGCATCTTCCCACCAAATTTCTCTTCCCATAGAATCCGTAGTGGATACTATGCTTGACTCAAACTCAATCTCTTTTTTGTCCATTTACTAATTCTACTATATTTTCGTACTTTGCTATGCCCATTGTGTTTTTATAATTGCACTCAAGACAGTATAAATAAATTAAAGAATCTCCGTCGCCATTACATTGAAGAGAGCCTTGATCCTGTGGGCATAATAGCTTAGGAACAAGGCCCTCTTCCGAAAGTTTAATGTATGTAGACACATATTGTATCCTCATTACACTTCCTTTCTAATTTGTCGGGAACTTTAAATAAAATTCCTTTGCTCTTGGGGTTAAACCCTTCCAAGCTGTCCAATTTTCTCCGCCATTGGACATATGGTACGCTATCTCTGCATTTATAGTTGGGTCAAATAATAGTACGTTTGACTTTAAATTAAATTTTTCTTTACGATCTGTGCCGAGTGAACCCAACATATTGATCTGAAAAATTCCGTAAGAACTGTCTCCAGTATTCCTGTTACCATTGTATGCCATTGGTCGTCCGTTGGACTCCCTCTTGGCAATGGCCCAAGCCGTTTTAAGGGCTTTTCCTTCAAAGCCTACTGCTGCCAGTAGTTCTTTCAGTTCTGTGTCTGAAAGCATTTCTGAAGGCTTATAAACAGTATTGCTGTACTTCTCTAAGGTTTCTTTCTTAAGTTGTACTTCTGTCTTTGGTTTTACTATTAGAGCTTGAGCGGCTGGTGCACCAACTGTATTCGAAAACAAAAACATTACTGTAATTGCAATCGCAGCATATTGATGAACAATATCGCTTAAACTTTTCTTTATATTCTCCATTGGCATTTCCTCCTTTAGAGATAGCGAGATATAATCATACCATTTGAATTAAGAACATGTCAAATCATTTTTCTCTTGACAAAGAATATGTAAATAGTATACTTCCAATAGGGGGGTCGGGGGGTCAGCAAATCAACAAAAATCAACATATATTATATATATGTATATATAGAGTATTATATATTATAGTTAACTAAAAAACAACAACAAAATTATTTTTCTTTTCTTTTATAAAAAAGTTTGATACACTTAGACTTCACTTAAAAAATAATTAATCCGTATGGCGGAAGAAAAGGCGACAAATGAAAAATACTATTGAAAATCCTTATGAAAACTTTATTGCACTATCAAGATATGCTAAATGGGTAGAAGCAGAAGGACGTAGAGAAACATGGGGAGAAACAGTAGATAGATACTTTTCTTTTATGACTAACCACTTAGAAAAAAATCACAATTACATTCCAAATGAAAAGCTAGTTGCGGAATTAAAAGAGTTTGTTTTTGAACGAAATGTAATGCCCTCCATGAGATCTGTAATGACTTCTGGAGCAGCCCTTGAAAGAGATAATGT